TAATTAGACCTTAGACTAAGGATGTTTCATGTTTTTACAATACTTCCTAAAAAGAATCTTTTCTCTTTATTATATACTATATACTATATAGTATATATTATATAGTATATATATAGTATAATATGCCAAAACAAAACAAGACCAGAAAAAATTACTCGTCTATGGACCGAACTTCAACTCGGGATCGGCATCAAGAATTTGAAAAAGAGATTGTCTTGATATTTTTACAAATGTTGAATACGGTAAAATTATATCATTGGAAAACACACAGCTATGCGACACATAAAGCAACCGACGAATTGTATGAGAAATTAAATGAGACCATTGATCAATTTGTAGAGGTTTTATTGGGAAAGTATGGGGACCGTGTAGATTTAACACGGGTCGGCTGTCTTCCCTTGCGAGATTTTAAAACAGAAGAACAGTTTAAACAAGAAATTTGGTATTATAAATCTTTTTTAGTGTCTTTGGATTCAAATCGGGTCATGAAAATGATGTCTAATTCAGACTTGTACAATATTCGGGATGAAATACTAGGACATTTGAATCAATTGTTGTATTTGCTCACTTTTCATTAAATTTTATCATGATTGATTTTTTTATCTTTGTTTATTTTTTAACGTTATTCATTTTATGCCATGATTTATTTCTACCATCACTGATTTTTTACTGTATTTATTATATTTTTTTGTGAAAATATATAATATATTCATGGATTATTCAAATACGTATTCCAGCTCTTCTAGTTATTTAGGAAATACAAGCAGCACCTTTGGTTCTCAATCTTTTTTAGAATGGATACAAAGTATTTCTTGGCAAACATGGTTGATTGTTGCACTAGTATTATCTATCTTGGGGTTTAATGTTTTTTATTATGTTGCACAAGGTAGCCAACAAATACATCAATGGATGGAGCCGATTTTGAGCTTTTTTGGGCAAAATGCTGCCAATGCAACAAAACAAGTAGTAAATACAGCAGCAACCGGAATTAATGGAATTACCAATACGACCGCAAATACAATTAATACCGGAATAAATGTAGTTCAAGGAGAGGCATCGTCCAGCTCGGGAACAACGGTGATCCCAAATCCACCAATGCAGAACGCAGAGAATTCCTTGACCAATGCAATGAATGGCGGTTCGGTTTCATCCGTAAATGCGGGCATGACAAGCATCGCCGATAATAATACATACACGGCCAATTTGCAGCCGGAATTCCAAGCTCCTTTACAACCGATTGGAATAACAGCAAATAGCAGTATTACACCACAATCGGGATGGTGTTACATTGGAGAAGAACAGGGATACCGAAGTTGTGCCTCCGTGGGCGTCAATGACACATGTATGTCGGGGGATATTTTCCCTACCAAAGATATTTGCGTCAATCCGAATTTGAGACAATAATTTTTATAAATTATAAATATAAATTATAAATTATAAAAAAATAAATAATATTTATGTAAATCCACCAATTGGTTGCGTAGTATTGGCGGCTGGAATAAGTTTTGCACCCTCTGGCCATTTTCCTCCTGCTGGCGGATATGACAGACGATTTTTGGGATAAAGCGTCGGCAAAGAATCATTATAACATAAGAGAATTGGTTGTCCAGGCACATCGGATGCAGTCGTAGGAAAACATTGACTTACTGACGTAACTGCTAAAATTTCTCCCGTGCATATATTTTCTACAACATTGCATACAAGTTGACCTCCTCCGGGAATCACAGTCGGTGGTAAAGGAACCGCTGGTGGAACCGATGGAGGCATACTTGGTCCTCCCGGCTGATTTGGTGGCGGTGGAGGAGGTATCACTGGAGCCGGCGAAGGTTTATTTGTGTCACGAGAAGGAAGATTAGGATTGTTTGGCGGAATTGGATTTATCGGAGGACAAGTCAATGGATCTGCGGTTGGAATTCCGCTAGTGGTAATATGCGTATAATTGACCCTTTTTAGACTTTTTACATTTGGATCAGTAAATGATTCGGTTTGAGTTGCCCAAGTGGTGTTACGATTGACCCATTGTTTTTTTGCGATCTGGGCATAAATTTGTTTTTGAGTTAAATTCGCACTATTTTGTTTATATTGAAGGATATTACCCTTTTTGAAACACTTTAACTGATAATCGTATTGTGATTTTAAAATTGGTTCTACAGAATAAGGCAAATAAATATAGTCACCTGGAATATTTTGAATTGTCGGCGTTATAGTATATGCACATGGATTTTCTACTCGGCTCCATACACGCGGAGGTATAGGTAAATAATTGGGACCTAAACAAGACATTTATTTATCTTTTTTGTTTATTCTATATCTTTGTTATTTTAAAAGATTATATAAAAATGAAAAACAATAAAAATGAAAAACAATAAAAAATAAAATAATAATCAATATTTTATTTTTTGGGTTTACAGAAGGAAAATGAAAAATAAAAATGGGTGATATTCAACATTTATTGACTGCCATAGAAATACCAACGCAAAGATAAGTAATCTAAATTATCCAAACTGGTGGAACTAGCAGATAGTGATGAGATTAACTTGGTATTCGGCCCATTTTGCAATATATCCTGAATTTGAGAAGTAGAAATAGCATAATTATAATACGCCAAATTAGAAATATAACCGGAAAACCCATTATTTAATGCAACATATACATCCCCATAATTTTGTTTTGGAACGCCAATCAATTTCATACTCTTTGTAATGACGCCATTAATATAGACATCCAAGGTAGTATTACGACAACGTATAATCACATTTACCCATTTGTTCATAGGAATATCAGAAATGGTAATCTCTTCATTGATTACCTCATATGTATTCATAATAACCACAAGTTGATTTGTGTTGGGTGCAATATATAAACCTGGACCATTATTTGGGAAATTTAGACCATTGTTTGCAACGCCATAATTACCCTTGTGGAAAATATGTGCGTATTGTGATCCATTGTTTGGAATATTATTTACCATTATCCAAACAGACCAAGTGAATTCAATTCCTCCATTTTGATTTACAGAACGCAAAAGAGTATTAGAGCCTTGTACACTTGGATCTTGGGGAATAGTGAGACTGGTAGAGGAGGCGTCAATCATTCCTTTGAATAATAATGGAGATTTGAAAAAGGTATATAGCCAGCCCATCAATTGAATAGACAAAATCAATAGAATTACGAAAACAATAATAACAATCAATAAAAAAGCAATTTTTGCCACTAAACTATCTGAATTCATAAAATTAGAATCTCCGTAGCTATAACTTTGTTCGTTATACATATATATATTATATATAAGAAAAACGTGGAATCAATGCACATTTCAACCCGCAAATGCAAAAATCTTCATGTGTTACTTATCTTATCTAATATAATAAAAATATCGGTTTAGTTCGGCTCTAAATAGTGAAACTATTTACTACATTTCCATTTTCTGTGAAGGAAACATTCACATTGTAATTAGAAAACATGCTGCCTCCGTAGCCTTGCTTGTAAATATTCCAAGCCGTCTGCGGATCAGTCGCATTTGGATAATATTGCAATTTAGAAGTCCAACCAGAAAATCCGCCGTTAGGCGTGATATATAAATCCGCGTTTGTATTTACTAGAGCAATACCTGGTAATAAGCATGTATTCACCAATTTTCCATCTAAATAAATGTCCATAGTTTTTCCATATACGCTGATTAATAAGTTTGTCCAAACTTGGATAGGAACATTATTTACAGTACAAGTATGCACCACGGTATTTGGACTTGCGCCGCTTACATTTTCAACAACAGTTGCATTTGTGGCTGCACAAGTAAGCGCAACACTTAGATTATTATTGATCGCACCAAAAGTGACCAATGGGCAAGGGTCGGTTCCGGATACACCTGGTATGGAACCAGTGGAAGAACTACTGCTTTGACCACCCATGCGTCCAAACAATACCTTGGGCATATTATACATGTAATTCCAATCATCTATATAGAACCAAATGGAATAAGTAAAATTGCTAGAGTTTGCCCCATTGTTGCTTTTGGATGCAATAGTACTGGCGCTTACTTGTTGTTGAGTGGTCCCAGCCATAATCGTAGAGGTTAATGTATTGCTACTCTTCATAAAAAAACGAATGACTAGGTATAATAAAACGATAATAATAATAACAAATATCACTGTTTTCAAATCCATAATTATAATATATATTATTAAAATTATATTTTTATTTTTTATAATTTCTTTCTCTCTTTCCTTACAATGCATATTTTATCTTCTGTCTGCCATTTTTTACCTTCTGTCTGCTATTTTCTACCTTCTATCTTCTATCTTCTATCTTATATCTTCTATCTTCTAATATTTATTGTTTTGGGAATACCAATCCCAAGATAAATAATTCTTGTTAGAATAATCTATTATATTGTTACTTATATCGTTATTCCTTATTTTATTGGTTAAATCGTTAGTTATATTATTCATTGTATTTGCTAAATTATCTGTATAACTCTGATTTGTAGAAATTTCTACTGGTTTGTTATTCACGACATTCGGAATTTGTTCTAGTATATTTATAATGGTATCTTGAGAAGAAGAATAAGCAGGTGGATTTTTACCATAAAAAAATTGGTATAAATAATAAATTTGTGTTTCATTCAACCCGTTGGCAAAATAATTTAAATTGCATATACCTCCTTGTACGCCATTTTCCGTACCAACAGTTAAAACATCCATAGTTTGATAGGGGATTGTCAACAAAACCGATTTTCGCAATTTTCCGTTGATGAAAATATCCATCCTTTGTCCGGTGTAATTCATCGCAATATGATTCCATTTTTGAAGTAACATATTTCTATCTTCATATACTACTTGAAAACCATTTTCTGTTATTTTTTCCATAGAAACATTCGTAAGTGGTTTTGAATTCATATCATTAAATACAAATATAAAATTGTTTTTTACCGGATTATATAGAATATTTGGTTTATTTCCATAATTGAGAATAGATATGTACTCGTTCGTTCTAGAAGGATTGGTAGAATCAAAATATATCCAACAAGAAAAAGCATATTTATAATTGAATTGCATTGGATTGTTGGAGTTAGATAAATCC